GCAAGCGCAAGACTTCATGTAAGGGGTGACGGGACTAATGATATTATTTTATTGCAAAATGGAGCAGGAACTGCTACTCGATTTAAAGTTGACAATGATGGTAATTGTACTGGAATAGATGGTTTTTTTGCAAGTTACGCTAGTTTTGCTAGTGGTTCAAATGGTGTAAAAGTAGGTGGTGGATTAAGGATTAAAAATCCAAATGATGGTGAAATGCTTTTGCAAAATGATTCAGCAAATGATTTTTCTAAAATACACTTTGGCACAACATCAAAGCCAGCAGTTTGTCAAGGGGCTGGAACTCCAGAAGGCGCAGTTGCTGCTCCAGTAGGTTCTATATTTATGAGGTCAGACGGTGGCGCAGGAACTTCTTTTTACGTTAAAGAAAGTGGAACAGGTAATACAGGTTGGGTAGCTAAATAAAAACAATTTAATAAATATAAAAATGATACAAAGTTTAGGAATCATCAAAGATTCAAATGGAGTTACGGAATATGCAAATCCATTAATCAACGTTTACATGAACTCAAATTCAAAGTTTGTGCCTACTATTGGAGTTGCTCAAGTAGGTAAAATTGTAACGCAAGGCGAAACCGAAAGTTTCAACGCTATTGCTCAAATTGGAACTTATGAGTACACTTTAGCTAATCCTTCATTCGAGGAAATTCAAAACGCAGTATTAGCTGGTTTAGAAGCCGACTATCCAGAAGTAACATTTACAATTATACCATAAACCAAAACACACATGAAACTAACAATTAACGTAAGCGAGCAAGAAGCACAAATGATTCTATCAGGTTTGGCAGAATTGCCAGCTAAACATTCTATTGATTTAATCTTAAAATTAAAAACTGAGTTTGAATCACAAATCAAAGAAAACAGTGCTGAAGAAGCAGAAGTAGTAAAGTAGTAAAATGAGAAACTTACCTAAAGAAGAACTTTTAAGCAGACTAGAAGCAATTAATCGCAGCAATGCTATTATCTACTTTGACCTTAACGGCTTTATTCTTGGCGTGAATGCAATCTTTTTAAAGGCTATGGGCTTTCAAGAAGATGAGCATGACAAGCTAATTGGCAAGCATCACTCTATCTTTGTTGATTACGAGTATGGTAAGTCGGAAGAATATGTAAAGTTTTGGGAAGTGCTACGAAGCGGAAAGTTCTTCGAAGGGGAGTTTGAAAGGAAAAAAGTTGATGGTAGCCCAATTTATTTGCAGGCTACCTATAACCCAATCTTTGATGAAGACGGAAACATCACTAAAATAATGAAGATTGCAACCGATATTTCTCAGATGGTTGTAAGTAAAAAAAAGATTGATGAATTATCCGCAACTTTACAAGCAGAATTAGAGAACTCAAACAAATTAAAGGAAGCTATTGAAATAGAAAAGGATGCAGCTTTAAACGACCTAGACGCAAGTATTAAGAAAAGCCAAAACGAACTGATTAAAGTGATTGTGAAAAGTGCTTTATTTGTCATTATGAGTGTGGGCTTCATTACAACTCTCATGTATTCCTTTGCTATCTTATCAAATAAAGATACTCAGATAATCGGCTCAACTTGGAGTAATATGTTTAGTGTTTTGTTGACAAACGCATTCTCTATTGTCGGAACTATTATGGGTATCAAATACGCAACCTCAGATAATCAAACAAAATAAATATGCAATTAAGTACTAATCTTTCATTAGCCGAAGTAACTAGAAGCGAAACCGCAAAACGTAGAGGCATAAGCAATATGCCAACACCAGAGCATATCGAAAACTTTAAAAAGTTAGCTGCAAATATATTTCAACCAATTCGTGAACACTTTGGCAAGCCTATTATTATCAGTTCAGGTTACAGAAGCGCAGAGTTAAACAAAGCCATCGGTGGTTCATTGTCAAGTCAGCATTGCTCAGGTGAAGCGATTGATATTGATATGGATGGAACTGACATTACCAATGCTCAGATATTCAACTATATTAAAGACAACTTAAATTTTGACCAAATGATTTGGGAATTTGGAACAGATGCTAATCCTGATTGGGTTCACGTTTCTTTTGCTGCAAATAGGTCACAAAGAAAACAAATATTAGTTGCTAAAAAGGTAAATGGCAAAACTACTTATACCCCTTACTCAAAGTAAAATGAAAGACAAATACTTAGTCTACTTAACAACTGGCTTAATAGCCTATTTAACCCCTATTTTAACCTCTCTATTACTTGTGGGAGGTTTGGTTATGTTCGATTGGATTACAGGCATTATAAAGAGCCATAAACTAGGAACATTAAGCAGCCGAGCAATGGTTAAAAAGTTCTACACGGCATCGAGTTACTTAGTTGCAATCGCAGCAGTTAGATTATGTGAGGTTTATTTTGGTGACCAGATTCCATTGGTAAAACCTGTGATTGCTATGATTGCTTTAAGCGAGTTGCAATCTATGAGAGAAAACATTGAAGCAATTACGGGAGTTGATTTACTTAAAAACTTATTTGGATTCTTACAACGCAAATCTCAATCAGAATGATTTACTTTTTATTAGTACTTACAATCGCTTCAAACGCAGTTATGGATGCCATAATGAGCAATGATTCATTTGCAAAGCATGGTATGTGGTTTAGCCGTGATGGTTGGAAAACAAAACACGCCTTTGCAGATTGGTTATCGCAGTTTATTCCCGATTGGTTAGCGGAATTATTAGCAGGCACAGTTTTAGTAATGTTTACCGAATTATACAAGTTTGCAAAAATGATTATGATTCTTTCTTTTTTGATTGCCATATTCGGCTTCACTTGGTATACGTTAATCATTTATGTTATTTGGGGCGCATTGTTTTCAATTTACTACACTTTGATAAGGTAGAATGGAAGAAGAAGAAGCGGAAGAATTATTCTACGAAGATTACGACACAAGGGCTGAGGTAATCAATCAATGCCATTCTGCTTTGACTGCTATTGAATATGTTGACCCATACGATAAGAAAGGGCAGGAGCAAAAGAACAGAATTAAACGTAAGGCTTTAGACGTTTTAGACTATTACATTTCGGAAATTCACGCAGAAATATTTGACGTAACCCATGAAGAAGAAGACTAAATCAGAATTGGCTCAAGAAGTAATGTTGGAAAATCCGACAATTACCTCAAACAGAACGCTTGCAAAAGTTCTTTTAAATAAATATCCAATGTTGTTTAAAGACTTGGAGGATGCAAGGGCTTCTATCAGATACGTTCAAGGCAAATCAGCGGTGAAAAGAAATAAAGAAATCTCAGAGAAAATTCCTATCTTCTTAGAAAAGTTAAACGCTGAACGTGCAAAGTACGATTTAGACCTAAGAACCCAAGAAGACAAAACACCTTATGTATTTGGAGAGAATCACAATAAGGCACTTGTAGTGGGCGATTTTCATTATCCCTATACAGACATTGATTCGTTAACTTTAGCGTTAGAATACGGCTTTAATGAGGGCGTAGACTGCATAATTATAAATGGAGATAGCTTAGACTTTAATACCATATCAAGATTCGTTAGTAAACCAAACGAGATGCGAGTAATGGAGCAGATAGAAGGAGTTAAAAACTTGTTAGCTTGGATGCTTAAAGTTATGGATGTAAAAATAGTTTTTCACGCAGGTAACCACGACAAGAGAATTGAGGATTATGTTATAAGGCAAGCACCTGAACTTTATCTTAACAATAAGTTAGAAAAGTTATTGATGCTAGAAGACATGAAGATTGATTACGTTCAAGATTATAGGTTTATGAAGTTTGGCAAACTAAACATTGCACACGGACATCACATTGTTAAGGGCATATTTGCACCCGTAAGCCCTGCAAGGGGAGTATTTACCAAAACAAACACATCAACACTTATAAGTCACGTTCATAGAACCTCTGAACACATGGAATCAGACATGAATGGCAACGTCTTAGGATGCTTTTCTATTGGTGCTATGACAACGATAACGCCAGACTACAACCCGCAAGTCAGCAAACACAATCAAGGCTTTGCAATCGTAACCAAAGACCCTATAACAGGTGACTTTGAGGTTAACAATAAGAAGATAATCAATAAGAAGATACGATGAAAGAGAAACGCAAACAAGCTGTTATTGATTTGATTAATCTTATGTTTTCCATTAGCAAACATAATGTGTCTTATGATGATATTGTTGGGCGTAAAGATGCTTGGTATAACGAATATACTATGACCTTAGAGCAAAATCACGAATGGATTGAGCAAGGCGTAAAATACTTATCCAAGAAATTAAAGATTACTCACGTTCAAGCTAGAAAAGAAATGCTTTGGGTAAACTTAATGTGGGGATTAAAGACTATTGAATAATGAAAAATTTATACATATTATTAGCCCTTACAACCTTAGTAAGTTGCTACACAAAAAAACGTGCTATTGAGAAATTCTGCACAACAGACACTTTAGAGGTAACGCTTCACGATACTATCCGCACCGAAACTATCCGCAAAGACACGGCATTCGTTTACAAGGGCGATACTATTACTATCATAAAGGATAGGCTGCAAATTAAGTATTACAGAGTAAACGATACTACTTACATAGATGGTCAGTGCATTGGCGACACAATTTATATCACCAAATCGGTAAAAATACCTACACTTCAACCCAAACCACATCCTTTTAAGTGGTGGTGGTTGCTATTCGCTGCCTTATTTGGAGCGGTTATAGTGCTTACTATAAAAAAATAATCCTTTGTTTTTCAGTTAGTTACGCAATACATAAATATTTATTTTGCATAGTTAAATAATTATTTTACTTTTGTCCTACAATTAACAATCAAAACAATGACAACAATAATTTCAAAAAGAGGTGATAACACCAAAGTAGTAGGTCAATTTTTTGTAACCTATAAAGCCCAAAGAGTTTGGCTTGGAGTAAATCAAAAGCCATATACAACTACTCATTTAATGCCAAGTGAAACTAACTTAGCAAGCACTTGTGACGAGATAAATAATAGGTGGCAAGAAAAGTACAAAGGCAAATGCCCTTTCAATGGTGATGTTAATTTTGAGGTATTGCAAATTCAACAACGTTAACCAATGGCAACACTAATCACACTCACTTGCATGGCTATTTTAACTAGCATATTCTGCAACTATGTAGAAGCAAACAACAAAGCATCTAAGAAGACTAAGAAAGAAAACACAATAACATACTTATAAAATGGCAAACATAACTAAACCAAAACGTAAAGTGGCAACAACGCTACTCAATGTAGACCTACCAAATAGGCTGCAAAACCTTCAAGTAAGGCGCAACAAAATCAAAGCAGATTCTGAACCTATCGTTTCAATCGCTGACCTACACAACGAGGCTATTGAGATGCTTTTAAAAAAGGAGCAAATATGATGTGGCTATTTACATTAACGCTGCTTGCCTTAATAGTTGGCAAGGAAGCTAGGAAAGAACGCCAAGACTTCATTAAACGCAACGGCATGACACGCAACCAACTATTCAGAGCGTGCAAGTACATGAGAGGCGAGAAAGGCAAAGTGAGTTATCGGGAGTTACTTCAAAACATGAATAATAACTAAGCTATGACACGCACGGAAATTCTTACCAACATTAAGAAGTCAACTGAGAAGACTATCAGACTTTACAATAAGTACGGAAAGCAAATCAAAGTTTGCAACTCAGCCAATAGCACGGATGAAGACTTCACTTTGCTAACCAAGATTAAAGAAGACTGGCACTTAGCAAGTCTTGAAGCGACTAAATACGAAACTTTATTGACAAACTTTTATAATAAGAAAAATGGAATACATAATTGATGACGCAAAGAAGCACCAAGCCCTACTAGATTACGTTGAATCTGACTTGATAGACAGAGTTTATGAGGCTAACTGCCCAACGGCAATAGAAGCACTAAAGAAAATCAAAGCGGTTGTGTTACATCCAGAACTAGCGGACAAAATAGATGCTGCTTGGGCGATAAGGCAGAACGAAATAAACCAGTTAAACTATTTAGATAAACTTGGTTCAACTTATTTCTAATAAATAGTAAAATAATTATTGCATAATAAAAGTAATTAACTATATTTGCACAACTAACAACTAACAACAATGACTAACACAGAATCAATCAAAGCCGTTTTAATCAAGCAGATTATTGATAGCGGCAGTAACATCCCACTAGGCACTTTAACAGGTAACATTAACCTGCTTATCAAGTCGGCTGAGTTGGATGGGTTTACGCAAGCTAAAGAAATTATGTTCCCAACTATTACTGACCATCCTAACACTATCTAAATGGAAAACAAACTACCAACCTTATCCGAGATTTACGAAGTTGAGGCAGCCGAAAAGGCATTTAAGCAAGATTCATTTAATTGGTTAATGAACCAAGAACCAAAAAAAGAATGGATAAAAGTTAATCAATACGCAGGCAATTCAAGATACATCCCTATTGGTATTATTGAAACCTTGCTGCAAAAGATATTTAAGAACCCTAGAGTTGAGGTATTGCGTGAGGGTGTAATGTTTAATGCTGTTTATGTTTGCATCCGTTTACACTACCTTAATCCTGCATCTGGAGCATGGGAGTTTCAAGATGGATTAGGGGCGCAGGAATTACAAACCAAAGCAGGTGCAAGTGCGGCAGATTTAGGCGCAATCAATAAAGGCGCAGTAATGATGGCACTACCTATTGCAGAATCTTACGCAATAAAGGATGCAAGTGAAAAAATAGGAAAGCTATTCGGTAGAGATTTAAACCGAAAAGATACAATGGGGTTTGCACCAGATACTAACCTACAAAACAAATTCGGAAACAATAAAACTAAACTAAACCATGATTAAAAGATTCGTATTTGAAACAGAAACCGATTGGTTACACCATCGCAAAGACCAATTTACAGCCTCAGAGGTTAACAGACTAATGGCTGAACCAACTAAGAAAGCACAAGCAGAGGGCAGGCTATTAAGTGATGGAGCGATTACCTACTTATTAGAAAAGGTTGCAGCCTATTTTGATAGTCCTAAGCCTAAGTTCTATAATAGCGAAATGGATTGGGGCAAAGAAAACGAACCCGAAGCAGCGTTCAGACTATGCGAGTTATTAAACCTTAACCCTGCGAGCGAAGATGTGATTTACACTTCTTCAGGTGGCTTTGTATTCTTTACTAATGGCAAGTTAGGTGGAACGCCTGATATGATTTTGACAAGCCAAAAAAAGATAGTAGAAATAAAATGCCCTAATTCAGACACACATCTATATTACAAGGCATTTGTAAACGCTAAGAACTTTCAGAGTGAACTGCCTAAATATTACGACCAGATACAAACTAACCTTTACCTATGCGATTCTGATTCGTGTTACTTTATGAGTTATGACCCACGCTTTAAAGATTCCAAACGTAGCTACCATTTAATCGAAATAGAGCGCAATCAGGAACGAATAGACCAAATACTAGCTAAAGTAGAAATAGCGCACGAAATGATGCTTAAATTGATAAACACACTTTAAATAAATAAACAGATGGAAATTCAGGGAATTTTAAAACAGATTCTACCATTAGAATCAGGCGAAACAAAGTCAGGCAAGGCATGGCAAAAACAGACTATTGTAGTAGAAACGGCAGAAACTTACCCAAAGTTAATCGCTATTGAGGTAAGCGAGAAAGCAATAAGCAGGCTGCAAGACTATCAAATAGGTCACACCATTACCTGCTCGATTAATATCGAATCTAGGGAATATAACGGCAGGTGGTTTACTAGCGTTAGATGTTGGAAAATTTA